CTCTGGGGTACAGTTCCTCACCAAGATATGGGAGATGAGCCCACTGGGACTACTGTTCAAGGCCGGACAGAAGCTGGCCGGTTTTGTGGGCGGACTGCTTCCTAATGGCGGAGGAGTTACCCCCGGCATGGCGCTGGCCACCGCAGGAGGCCCAGGACTTCAAGCCGGATTGCCCCGCGCAACAGCCCGGCCCGCCGTCGGCGCAACCCTGACTGCCCGCGCCGCCAATAACCAAACAGCCTCGGCCAGCCAAACGGCGCAGCTTCCGCCTGCGGCTGGAGCTGGCCCACGTTCAAGTACCACTATTGACGCCAGNNCTCCACCACTATAAATGCGCCGGTCACCCACGCCAATACAGTCACCGTCCATGCCGCGCCCGGCATGGACGAAAAAAAGGTAGCCAACGAGGTTAACCGCGCCCTGGATGAACGCGAGGCCCGCGCCAAGGCCAAGCAGCGGGGGGCGTTGCATGATTGAGATCATGATGGCCCTGGGGCCTTTTCGTTTTTCGGTGAATACCGCCGCCTATCAGTCCCTGCGACGGGCCGCGCAATACCGCTGGCCCGCACAAGAAAGGATTGGCCGCGCCCCTGCTCGCCAGTTCGTTGGGGTTGGGAGCGAGACGATAGCCCTTGAGGGCGCGATCTACCCGTATGCCGATGAACCGCTGCTTGATCAGGTGATTAACAGCCAGATATCCAGCGGCTGGAACACTCAACTTGATCAACTGCGGGAACTCGCCGCCCTGGGAGAACCGCTGCTCCTCACCGATGGCCGGGGAAAAGTGTGGGGGAAATGGTGTGTGGAGTCTGTCGACGAAACACAGACCGTGTTTTTTGCCAACGGCGCACCAAGAAAAATCGAGTTCAACCTGTCCATTTCTTCTTATGGGGATGATCTTTGATGCCGCAGACCTACTCCTGCCAGGACGGCGACATGCTTGACGCCATTTGCCAACGGTATTACGGGCGGACCTCTGGTGCGGTGGAGGCTGTTCTTGAGGCCAACCCCGGCCTGGCCCAGCTTGGCCCCGTGTATGTCGCCACCACCAAGATCGTGCTCCCGGATTTGCCAACCTCCCCCGTCAAGAAAACCGTGAGGCTGTGGGACTGATGACCCCTGATTTCCAAATATTGGCCGATTCGACCGACATCACAGCCGCCATCCGGGATCGCTTCCTGTCGCTTTCGGTGACCGATGCCGCCGGGTTTGACAGTGACACCCTGGAGCTTTCCCTGGATGACCGTGACGGAATCATAGCCATCCCCCGCTTGGGTGCAAAATTGGACGTGCGCCTCGGCTACAAGGAAACCGGCCTGGCTGGCCTGGGCCTCTATACCGTTGACGAGGTAGGGATCTCATCGGCTCCAGCCACCATGACCATCCGCGCCCGCGCCGCTGACCTGCGGGCCAACCTGAAGGCCCCCAAAACCAGATCATGGGACGGGAAAACCATCGGCAATATCGTCAACAAAATAGCAACGGAACACGGCTACAAGGCCAAGGTTGCCGCCGAGCTGGCCAAGCAGGTGATAAAACACATCGACCAGACCGGAGAGTCCGACCTCCATTTTCTCACCCGGCTTGCCTCTGATCGGGGCGCGGTTTCAAAGGCAGCCGCCGACCTGCTACTTTTCGTTTTTCGCGGCCAGGCCAAGACCTCCAGCGGCAATGATTTGCCCACGGTCTCGCTTGTTGACAAGGACTTGTCCCAGCGGGACGTTACCATTGCCGAGCGTGGAAAATACGCATCGGTTACCGCCACCTGGCATTCGCGGAAGCTGGCCAAAGAGCAACGGGTCACGGTTGGCAAGGGTGACCCGTGTTACACCATCCGCCACAAGTACCCGGATGAGGCGACAGCCACCGCCGCCGCCAAGGCCCAGCTTGAGGCTTCCGCCAGAGGGACTTCGACCCTGCGGTTTACCTGCCCCGGCGATGTGCGCATCGCAGCCGAGGGAAAATTGGAGATCACCGGCTGCCGCACCGGAGTTGATGGCCAGTGGGTTGTAACCACCGTCACCCACCGGATTGACAACAACGGTTATAGCTGCTCCGGCGAGGCGCAATCACCTCAAGCTGCGGAGGATCAAGCCAATGCAGGGGATTGACGCCGCCACCGGTAAACACATTGAGGGGATAGCCCATCTGCACCAGTCTATCCGCGACATCCTCACCACCCCGATTGGCTCCAGGGTGATGCGCCGCGATTACGGCTCCCGCCTGTTTGAGCTGGTGGACCGGCCCTCCACCCCGGCCCTCATGATGGAGCTGTACGCCGCGACCGCCGAGGCCCTGGCCAAATGGGAGCCACGCTTCAAGCTGACGGATGTCGCCGCTGAATCAGTGGCGGAAGGAAGAATCGCCTTGACCCTGACCGGGCGCTACCTGCCGGATGGTAAAGAAATAAAACTTGAGGGGATAGTGGTATGAGCAGCCTGATTGACATGTCGCAACTCGCCGCCCCGGTGGTTGTTGAAGCACTTGACTATGAGACCATCCTCTCCGCCATACTTGCCGATCTGGTGCAGCGCGACCCGAGCCTCACCGCCCTGATTGAGAGTGATCCGGCATACAAGCTTTTGGAGGTATGCGCCTACCGCGAACAACTCATCCGGCAACGGGTCAACGATGCCGCCAGATCGGTGATGCTGGCCTATGCCGTGGGCAGTGATCTGGATCACCTCTCCGCCCTCTATGGGGTTGAACGGTTGCTGGTTGACCCTGGAGACCCGGAGGCTGTACCCCCCATTGACCCCACCTACGAAAGCGACACCCGCTTGCGCCTGCGGACACAGATGGCCCCCGAGTCGTGGACCACCGCCGGCAGCCGGGAAAGCTATATCTTCCACGCCATGTCGGCCTCCGCGCTGATCAAGGACGTGGCAGTGGAAAGCCCAACCCCCGGCGAGGTGCTGGTGACCGTTCTTTCTGAATCCGGCGACGGCACCCCGGATGCGGCAATGCTTTCAGCCGTGGACACCGCCCTCTCCGCCGAGACGGTACGCCCTCTCTGTGACGCAGTGGCTGTGCAGGCCCCGCAGATCATCCCGTACTCCATCACTGCGGAATTGACCCTCTATGTTGGCCCGGACACCGAAACAGTCAGCCAGGCTGCCCTGTTGGCCGCTCAGAACTACACAGCCAATCAACACCGCCTTGGGATGGATGTGACCCTCTCCGGGATCTACGCCGCCCTGCACCAGCCAGGGGTGCAGCGGGTGTCCCTGCTCGCCCCCTTAGCCGACCTACCGGTAGAGCCGTCACAGGCTGCCTGGTGCCAGGCGTTATCAGTAACAGTGGCGGGATACAATGAGTAGCCTTCTCCCCCCAAACGCATCCGCCTCGGAACGGGCAATTGATGAGGCTACCGCCAGAATAGGCGCGGTGCCGGTTGCTGTCGGTGACCTGTGGAATCCGCAGACCTGCCCTACCCCCGCACTGCCCTGGCTGGCCTGGGCTTTATCCGTGGACGTGTGGGACTCGACCTGGAGTGAGCCGGTAAAGCGGACGGTTATCGCCAAATCAATCGAAATCCACCGCCGCAAGGGCACAGTATGGGCGGTGCGTGAAGCATTGCGGGCCGGGGGATACGCAGATGCGACCCTGAGTGAGGGATTGCCCCGCCTGAACTATGACGGAACACAGCTCTACGATGCCGCTGAAACCTATTATGGCGGCAGCCGGTGGGCGCTGTTCGATATCCACGCCGACCTGGGCGAAGATGTTGGCGTAGACGCGGCGTCCAGAGCCCAGCTTTCCACCCTGGTCGATATGGCAAAGCCTGTGAGCAGGCACCTGCGGGCAATCACCTTCACCTCCACAACCAGCGACACCGCGACCATCTCCGAGGCGGCCACCATGGTTGCCCACGACACCCATGCGGATCTGCTGCCCTGGGGGGTTCGATACGATGGCGCGGTGCTGTATGACTCCGGCAGCGTACCAGTGTATGACGGGGCCGAATTGTTTGACGGCGCCACGGATTTTACCGGCTTCATTGCCGGGGATTTGCTGTTTGACAACGCCTGGGAAAAAGAGACCATGGCTGCCTCCATGGCGGCAACCGACCAGCAGGCAGCGTCGGTGTGCTATGACGGGCTGACGGATTATAACGGACTGCTTGATTTGGGGGCCACCCGCTTACCCATCCACGATGCAATGATGACGGTGACCACTAAGCGGCACTATCTCCATAACGGCAGGCGAACATATGGGTCCGGAAAGGACTATGACGGAGCTGCGGACTTTAACGGCACCGTTGACTACTCGCCCTTGGTTACTTACGCGGGCATCCACACCATTCAGGAGGTGCGAATATGATAAGGGATTCCGACCAAATAGCCATGCGTGGTGATTTTTTACTGCGCATCTACCGCAAAGGGGTGCTGGTCGAAGAACAACACGACCCGAAC